ATATGTTTGTCACTCCGGTTCGCCGTTCCATTGTTGCGGAGAAATCAACAACGGCAATGATACCACTCCCGAAATTTTCAAAGCGTGGAATCGTGTCTCAAGATTACAGATGTGTTGTACATGAGTTACTCAAGGAAATGGAGGGGTAGGCATGAAAGAACACGATTGGATGAAATTATATGCGGATGCAGAGAAATTCATGAAAAAAGTCGGAGGCACTGATTTCAACATCAAAACAAACATAAAAACCGAAAGATGGGGAGAGGCACTTGTGACGGTAAACATCCCAAAAAGAAACAATCCTATTGCAATAATGAGGATGGATGCAAATGAATATTGCAGCAGGTACAAAGGGTTCAGACGAGATGGGAAATTATATCTCACATACATGTTGAGGATAGAGAAAATAAATGCGGAGGATTAAGCACATGGGAAACATCGTGAAAACAGCAAAATGCAGATTCTGCGGTCAAATGACGCAGATTGAGGCAGACGAAGAACTGACAGCAGCACAGGCAGAGGAACAGGCAACAATGACATGTAACTGCACAGATGCGGTTGAGTATCAGAAAGAGAAACAGAGGAAAGAAAAGGCAATGCAGAACGTTGCTGCACTGTTTGGAGAGGCAGCAACACCGGACAAGAGATGCGGAGAGGGAATTGTGAAGATTCTCAAGGCAGCAGTTGAGGAAATTTACACCGGAGGACTGGCAAAGGTCACGTTGAACCTCCGTGGAGGCGTGAAAGCCTCTATTTCGCAGAACAGCAAGGGTGAAATCAACGTCGAACGTACCGAGACAAAAAAACAGAAACTCACAGAGTAATGACAGGAGGGTGAACAGATGGCAGCAGGATTCAGCGTGAAAGACGCACTCAACAAGAACAGCAAAGCAGGGATTGACGAATCTCCGAGAGCGAGATTCCGCACAAAGGACATTTCGATTTTCAAGATGTACCGCAACGACATGAATTTTTATAGTGTTGCAGACATCGAAGAACTGGCAGGAGACATCCTCCTGTCCGGTTTGAAACAGAACCTCGAACTTGTATATGCACCGTGCGAAAAAGGCGAATACAGAATCGTCGCAGGTGAAAGACGGTGGGAGGCTCTCAAGTACCTCGTATCAAAGGGATATAAAGATTTTGAACTTGCAACCAGTAAATTGACCACACCGCAGGACGATGACGAGGAACAGGTTGAAATCATCATCGCCAACTCATACCGCTCAAAGACCATTTCCGACATGATTGAGGAGGAAACACGCCTCAAGGCATCTCTTGAGCGTATGAAAGCAGCAGGAAAGAAAATCAAGGGATATGACCTGCAATCCGGACGATTGAGGGATGTGATTTCCTCAATGCTGCATGTGAGCAAAACAAAGATTGCACAGATTGAGGCAATCAATAACAATCTGATTCCGGAATGGAAAGAGGAACTAAAGAAAGAACGCCTCACATTCTCCGCAGCTTATGAATTGAGCGGAATGACGGAGGATGAACAGCGTGAGACACTGGGAAAATTTTCAGAGACCGGAGAATTGACACACAAAGTAGTGAAAGACATGAAAGAGGCGAAAACAGCGGGGCAGCAGGTGTCAGAATCCGACACGAAAGAAAACGGCATGAATCCTCCGGAGGCAAGAGCGGGCGACGATTATGAGACACCTCATCCGGAGGGAATCACATCTCTCTGTTATTCCTGCACCGAATACGAGACTTGCAATGTCAAGACCGGAACATGTACCTCATGCGACCAGTACAAGAACCGTGCAGAGGCATACAAGACCGATGAACAGAGATATTCAGAGGAGCAGGATACAATCGACCGTGAGACAAAGAAAAAACTCCGTGAGATGGAGCAGGAGAAGAAAATGCAGAACCTCCCGTCAGATACACAGGAGACCGGACAGAAAGTGCATCAGATACGCCTTGCAAAGTCGTATTTCGATGATGTAGCAAACGGAATCAAGACATTTGAACTCCGAAAGAATGACAGAGGATATAAAAAGGGCGACATCCTTGAAATGATGGAATTTGCAGACGGAAAAAACACCGGACGCACGGTCAAGGTGCTTGTGACATATATCCTTGAGGACTACACCGGAATTGAGGACGGATATTGCATCATGGCAACCAAACTCATGAAAGGCGGTGAGGCGTAGAATGACAGAGATAAAAGACCCGATTTTGGCAGCGATGGAGTTCTCATTGAATTACACATTGAAAAGATTTGAGGACACAGAAACGGAGAACGGAAAAATTATCAGAGAGGGAATCATCAGAGGAAAGACTTTAGTTGAACATCTGCGGATTTTTGGAGCGGATGTATACGGAAAAAGCAAAGAGCGGTTTGCGGAAGATATAAAGGACAAAACAAATATCGTGATGATGACCGATGAAGAATACAAGGAATATATCAAGGCGAAAAGACTGTATAGAGTGATAAAAAAGGAGGAATTGTGATGAATAACATCAAGAGAGGCGAAATGTTCTATATCAGCAGAGGGGGGGTGTCGTATAACGGGAGCGAACAGCACTCCGACCGTCCGGCGGTTGTTGTGAGCAATGACAAGAACAATGAGAACAGCAATGTCGTTGAGGTTGTATATATGACCACGCAACCGAAAACAGACCTCCCGACACATGTGACAGTGAGGTCAACAGGCAGACCAAGCACCGTTTTATGTGAGCAGGTCTATTCGGTATCAACAGAACGCATCGGAACGTATATCGGGGAATGTTCAGACAAAGAGATGGAGAACATCGACATCGCTCTCATGATTTCCTTGCAGCTTGACGGTAACATGAAAACCTCAAAGAAATACAATGAGACAATCAAAGAACAGCAGGAGGAAATTGACCTCTATCGCAAGAAGATTCAAGCGATGCAGGAGGCGTTGAAA